GCACAAAGGAATCGCAAGAGTGGAAAAAAGAACAAATTGCGAAAGGTAAAATCATTTTGACCGAGGCGGAAGAAGCCATGATTGGCGAAATTGCCGAGAATATCAAAAACCACCCATATTCCAAAGATTACATTTTTGGCAAGGGAATCCAACACGAGGTGGAAATGGACGCAGTATTGGCGGGAATACCGGTGCGTGGTAAAGCCGACGCCTTAAAGATTAGCAAGGGTCGCGACTACATAACGGTATTGGATTTGAAAACCACCGCACAATTTGACGCGTTCAAATACCGGGTGTTCCGCAACCATTATGACCTGCAATGCGCAACGTATTCGGTCATTGCGGCGGCAACGCAAGGGCGTAATTTACAATCCGACATGGATTTTGTGAAATACGTATTTTGCGTGGCGGAAACCGTCCCACCATATCGTGTCCAATATATGTGCGTCAACCAAGAGTTCGTCAACCACGGCATTGACAAATTGAATACGTGCTTGGCGGCGATTAAAGAGTTTGGCGACCGCAAGCCCAATTTCTTGATTGAGGATTGGGTGGAATTAGGCGATTTAAGTTATTAAAGAAAGGAGTATCAAATGGCAAATGAAATCGCAAAAACAACCACCGCGAAACGGGCGTTGACCGTCGCGGATTACGCCCACAACGAGGCGTTTAAGAAAAAAATTGAGGAAACGTTGGGGAAACGCACACCACAATTTATTTCGTCGGTATTGGCATTGGTAAACACCAACACCAATTTCAATAAATGTAATCCGGTTGACATATTCAACACGTGTCTTATGGCGGCGTCGTTGGATTTACCAATCAACAAGGATTTGGGGCAAGCATGGGTCATACCATACGGGAATCAACCACAATTACAAATCGGTTGGAAAGGTTTTGTCCAACTCGCACAGCGTTCCGGTTTGTTTAAGACAATCAACACGACCGACGTGCGCGAGGGAGAAATCAAAGGACGCGACCGATTATCCGGCGAAATCGTATTTGAGTGGATTGACGACGACGCGGAACGCGAAAAAGCAAAGGTTGTCGGGTATATCGCATTTTTCCGATTGACCAACGGTTTTGAAAAATCATTATACATGACCGTGGACGAATTGAACGCGCATGGCAAAAAATACTCAAAATCGTTCAATCGTTCCGACGCATTATGGAAGACGGATTTTCCGGCAATGGCGTCAAAAACCGTGTTGAAACTATTATTGAACCGGTATGCGCCATTGTCCGTTGATTCCGTATTGCGCAAGGCGATTGACGCCGACCAAGCGGACGCAGACGGCAATTACATGGACAATCCGCGCAACATTGACGTTGACGGTGCGTCGTTGGGTTCGTCCGAGGAATCCGAAAACGCCAACGACATTGTTGAGGGCGACGTTGTGGAAAACGACGACGAAAAATAAACCAAAAACAAGCCCGAAAGGGCTTGACTTGGTTTATGGGTATGATAAGATTAAAGCATAATCATAAACGCAAGAAAGGAGTATCAAATATGGGAATATTGGCAATCATAATCGGTTGGTTGCTACTCGCCGCGATATTTGGGTCGGGTTCGGACGACGGCGGCAATAATCCGTTCGCAAATTATTAAAAAGAAAGGACAATACAATGGAAAATCAAGAATCAAAATATGAAATCAAAGTGACCTTACGGGACGGTTCATGCTACGAATACAAAGCAAGATATAATTGGGACGTTCGCGAGGACAAACTAAACGACACGCGCAAACAATTTTGCGATTTTGACGACGGCAATTTCATTGCCGCACGTGAGGCGATATTAAAGGTTGAAGTGAAAGAAATTGAAACCGACGACAAAAAGGAGAACGCATAATGAAAAAACAATTAGACACACCAATCACGGTAAAAGGTTTGATTGACGCATACGGTGAGTGTAAGGCTGCGACAATCATTGAACACCAAGTGCGCCAAACAATCATTATGACGCAACGCAAAATGCGCAAAGGGAATCCGGTTTACCAAGTATTATTGAAAGACCCAATCGCCGGGAAACTCATTATTAAAACCGACCACGTATTACATTTGGAACATATCGGCGAAAACAACAAACGCCGTGATTGGTTTACCGCACACGAGGTGGATTCAATGCGCCGCATAATGCCGGGTTTTGATAAATACTACGAAATCCGCCGTGTGGGGTTTGACAATGAATAGTATTGAACGACGCGCCGCATTAAGTGCGGCAGGACAAAAGGGCGGGCGCGCCCGTGTCGCAAAGGGGTTCGCCAAAATGAACCCCGAACGCCGACGCGAAATCGCAATCAAAGCAAGCAAAAAAGCCGCCGAATTACGGTCGGCAAAGAAAGGAAAGAACGCAAAATGATTGAAATACGAGCACCACGATACCGCGACCGGGTCGTGTTATTGGCAAAATATCGCTTACCATGTGGGACGGGCGTTGACGTCAAAATCCTATATGGCGCATACAAAGGAATATATCACGTATCAAACAAAGCAATATGCGAATCACCGATTGAGCCAATGACAACCAAGCAAGGCAAACAAATCCAAATGCGGGCAGTCCCGCTTGATAAAATGGAAAGGGTAGAATAATGGACGACCCACAAGGAATCAAATACAAGTTTACAATGGATTTGTTGCGCGACGAAATCCTTGATTTGACGTGTGAACAAATCGCCGACAAATTGTCCGACCAATTCATTGAAAAATATGGCGCAATCGTAATGGAAAAAGCATATATTTCAGACGACGAGTTGCGGAAACGTGTTGTTGAAAAATTGTCGGAACGAATAATTGACGAGTATTGCGACAAACGAAAGGGGACAAATAATGGAAGGTAATATCACATTTGAAATAAGTTTGACTTGGGCAATAGTTGTAGCGATTATTTCCGTGCTGGTATTCATTTACAAAATAGTAAAGGATTAAAAATGAAAAAACAAATTGAAACAATTACATGCGTGGATTGTCCGTATTGTGGCGTAAAGATATTACAAACTTGGCGCACGGAAAAAAAATTGTCCGAGGTTGAGGTCGCAGAACGCGGAGACCGTTCATTACGCAATCACATTGAATTACACGAGGAAGCCAACAAATACAACCAACTAAGCGCACACGTCCGCCAAATGGCGGAAATCACGGGAGATATTAAGTATGGCTACTAAAAAGACCGCGTCAGCGCGTCGTGTGGGCGTCCGAACGACGAAAAAGGTATCAACACCCGTCCGTCGTTCAAAAACGCCCAGAACGCCCGCTAAAACGCGAAAAACGGCAAAGTCCAAAAAGACCGTGCCGATTGAGGACGTAGAGTGCTTTAATTTCGTGGATTGGTTGGACAAATACGCACCGGACATTGAATACGCCCATGTCGCCAATGAATCGCGGTCGTCCAAAAAAGACGCCGTGATTCGTGGGGCGAAATTGCGTCGCATGGGTCAAAAGCGTGGTGTGTGGGATTACGAATTGTTTGTGCCGATATATGACGTGGACGGCGAAATTGGAACTTACCAGGAATTGCGAATTGAAATGAAACGACAACGCGGTGGCGGGTCAACAACGTCAACCGAACAGCGCAAATGGGGTAAGATTTACGAACGCGCCGGAATCCCGACCAAAGTATGTTATGGTGCAGACGAGGCGATTGCGTTTGTCAAAGAATATGCGCAACGAATCCAATTTGACGACGACGAGGTGTTTTGATATGATTAAGAAATACACCACCGGCGCACGGGTGCGATATGGAATCGCAACAGCCGACCGCCGGCATTTACAATATATTCGTCAACGTTTGGTTGCCGAACACGGTATGGTGTGTGCGTTATGCGGAAAACCGATTGAACATGAATACGAATTGACGATTGACCATATTATACCGCGTTCATTGGGCGGTGCGACGGTTTACAAAAACTGTCAACTCGCACACAAAAAATGTAATTTGGCAAAGGGAACAACGTATATTGACAACGAAACTGTGGAAAAGTCAAACGAAAATGCCAAAAAAGGTCTTGAAATAACATAAACGGTATGATAGAATAGAAACATGACCCACCGAGATATGCGCAAGCAAGATTCGGTGTCCAAACGTTGATATTACGGGGTCATGGCAAGTGTATGACCTTGTGCGGTTGGGAAAATGCCAAAATATCACCAACCCACGTCTTACACAAAACGTTGAGAGTTTATATGTCTAAAAATGCGCCACATTACTGCGAGGGCGCATTTTTGGTTGGTTGTGAAATTGACGAAAAGTGCTATAATTAAGCCATAAACATTAACAAAATAAGCACGAAAGGCAGGCAGCCGTGGCAAAACTTGAAACGAAAATATATGACGCCCGTATTTCGGACTTGACCGAAACGGAACACAACCCGCGTCAAATATCAAAAAAAGACTTCGCGAAATTAAAGAAATCATTAAAAGAATTTCCCGAAATGTTGGACATACGCGAGGTCGTCATTGACGAAAACAATGTTATATTGGGCGGACACCAACGCGTAAAGGCGGCGTTGGCGAACGGCGACGAAACAATACCGGTCAAACAAGTATTCGGATTGACCGACGAACAAAAACGACAATTCGTAATCAAAGACAATATCGCAAACGGTGATTGGGATTGGGACGAATTGGCGAACCATTGGGACGATTTGGATTTGGACGGTTGGGGGTTGGAAACCGATTGGACGCCAAAATCAGAAAAGGAATACGACAACGACGACCCGGACACGGGCGGGTTGGTTCGCAAGTTTGGCGCACCGCCATTGTCCGTATTGGAAACACGACAGGGTTATTGGCAAGACCGCAAAAAGTTTTGGTTAGATTTGGGTATTGAATCCGAACAAGGACGCGACGGCGGATTGTTGGGCGGATTCGCAGATATGGCGGAACGCGCCGGCACAAAATCCAATGGCACGTCGGTATTTGACCCGTTTTTGTGCGAACTTATGTATGATTGGTTCAACGTGGACGGCGGCACGGTAATTGACCCATTTGCGGGCGGTTCTGTGCGTGGTATCGTGGCGGCACGAACCGGACACCCATACACCGGATTGGAATTACGCGGCGAACAGGTGGACGCCAACAAAAAACAAGCCGAGGACATTTTGACACCGGACGACGAACCGGCGGATTGGATTACCGGCGATTCGGACAAAACGTTGGACACATTAAAGGGCGAATACGATATGATATTCAGTTGCCCACCATACGCAGATTTAGAGGTATATTCGGACGACCCGGCAGATTTGTCCAATATGTCGTATGACCAATTCAAAAGCACATATCGCAGAATAATCAACAAAGCCGTATTACATTTGAAAGACGACCGTTTTGCGGTATTCGTGGTTGGCGAGGTTCGCGACAACAAACGGGGGGGGGAGTATCGCGGATTCGTCCAAGACACCATAGACGCGTTTGTGGACGCGGGGTGCGTGTATTACAACGAAATCATATTGGTCAATTCGGTATCAACCGCGGCAATGCGGGCGTCCCGTCGATTCAATGCGTCGCGCAAGGTCTGCAAGGTCCACCAAAACGTGCTTGTATTTTACAAAGGGAATCCAAAAAATATCAAAAACAATTTCCCGGAGTTTGTGGACGAGGAAAGCGAGGTTGAAAATGACGACGACGAATAAAACCCTTGACGCACCCATAAGCCCTATGATAAGATTAGGGTATGGAAAAACAAGCGCAAGAAAACCGAGAAATTATCAACCGAATCAAAATGGATTTGGCGTTGGGCAACATTTCATACGAACAAGCCAAAATCCAAGCCGAACCGGTAATCAAACGAATCAACGACAAAGCACGGGAATTGGCGAAAAAATACAACCAACGACCGCGTTTGGTTTCGTTCGGCTCAATGTTCCGGTAATCATTACGACGCGGACAATGCCGAAAAAATGCGGTAATTTTCTGTCAATACGAACGGGTAATTTTGTGTGGTGTCCGTATAGGGGGTGGGTATGACGAAAAACGGTGAAAAAACGGCGAAAATGTCCGGCGTTCAAAAACGTATGAAAAACCTTGAAAAAGGCAAAAAAACGCAATTCAGTTCAACCAACCAACCGGCGAATCGTGGGCGTTTACCAAAATGGGTCAATACAATCAAATCCATACCAAAGGACGCGCAGGAAAAAATATACGCACGGTTGTATGAAGCCATGTTGTGTTCGTCCAAAGACGACGCACGTGCGATATTGGACGCGTCGAGTGAGGAATTGGGCGAATATGGATTTGTATTACAAGTGGCGGCGCGTGGATTGTCCGGCAAAGACGGCATGAATACGTTGTCGCAAATCCTTGACCGTATATTCGGCAAACCAATCCAACCACAAGTGGATTTGACCGACGACCAAGACACGAAAGACGCATTTATTAAGGGTGTATTTACGCCATAGGAATTATCATGGATTTATTCGCGCCGGTTGACAAAAAACAAGTTGCGGCGGCAAAGGCGGCGGGGTATTGGACACCATTACCGGGACCTCAAACGTTGGCATGCCGATTGACAATGTTTACGGACAAATACCGTGAGATTCTTTTTGGCGGCGCGCGAGGACCAGGCAAAACGGAGTGGTCAATTATTGTCATGGCGGAACGAATCGGCAACCCACATTTTCAAGGTTTGGTGTTGCGTAAGAACGCGGACGATTTGACCGATTACTGCGTGCGTTGTGAGGAATTATACCAATATGCGTCCGTTGTCGTGCGTCGTTCGCCAATGGTGTTGCGTTTCGGCAAGAACGCATTACAAGCCAAAGGCGCAATGATTCGTGGTGGTCATTTACACGACAAAACGTCGTTCATAAAATATCAGGGTCAGCAATTCTCGCGTATCGCGATTGAGGAGTTGACGCAGATTCCAAGCGAATTATTATACAAACAAATCATGTCGTCGTGCCGTTCCAAATACAAGGAATTGAAACCGCAAATGATATTGACCGCAAACCCCGGTGGTGTGGGTATGGGTTGGGTCAAAAAACGATTTGTTGAACCGATTGACGTGAACCAAGACGAATACGAACGCACGGTATTGGACAACGGCGACGTGTTGTTGGAATCCGACCGCGTCCAATGGTGGCAACGTCAATACCCGTGGGAAACGGACGACGGCAAAAAACGTCTAACCGTGTGGAACGAAATATACGACAAAGTGGAACAAACGTGGCGTTGTTTCGTGCCGGCAACGATTGACGACAACCCGATATTGACCGAAAACGACCCGGAATACATGAAAATGTTAGAGGGTTTGAAAACCACCGACGAAGCATTATACAACGCATGGCGACATGGCGATTGGTCAGTATTCGCCGGTCAAGTATTTACCGAGTTTGACCGTTCCAAACACGTAATCAACAATTTTGCGGACATTGGCACGACCACGCAACAATTCAACGACGCCGTGAAAATAATAAGCATGGACTGGGGTTATTCCGACGACACGGCGATATATTTTACCGCGTTGATTGACGGGCGACCAATCACGTATAAGGAAATGGTCGGGAATCAAAAATTGGCGTCCGAGTGGGGTTCGGAAATACGCGAGTATTTGGAAACGTCCGAACAACGGATTGACTATTTCGTTTACCCGTCCGATATGGAAGACAGGAAAAACGGCAAATCGTCGCCGATTGACGATATTATTGCGGAATTGAACAAATTGCCACCGGACAAACAACCAATCATGAAGAAAATATCACGCGAGGCGGGTTCACGTGCGATTCGTCAACATGCCACGCACAAATACTTGCGAGCCGACCCATGCGCAAAGATATTCAAATCATGTCGCCATTTGATTCAAGTATTGCCGGCGTTGGTGTATGACGAAACACGCAAAGAAGAAATTGACGTGGAAACAGACCACGATTTGACAAACCCGTATGACGGTTGGTCGTATGGGTTGCGTTGGCTGTCCGAGCGAAAAGCCGGCGAACTTGTCCACAAATCCGAATTGGTCGGGAAACCACAAACCGGCTATATGTCGGGTGATACAATGGGCGATATTGGACTTGACCCGTCCGAAATGGTGCGCAAAGCCAACCGAAACACGGGCGGTGATTGGCGAACCCATTGACAACCACAAGCGAAATGATATAATGGAATCACAATGGTCATTAACCCACCAATGAGCGTTGCGCACATTATAGGTAAACACACCTCCCAATAAACTCTACGGCACACGCGACATTGTGCGCCGAACTTACAAAATAAAAATTATTTGGTCATAAACATACAAATTCTCAACAACCCCGCCCGTTCCTCGCAGTTTCGGGCGGGACTTTTTATTGCGGTTGTGGTATAATTGTGGCATGAAACAAAATAAGCCAATTACAATCTTGTTATATGAAGACGACCTGCCAAAATTGTGCGAAATACGTTGTATTAACTGTTCGCGCATGCTTTGTAAGGTCAATGCGCACGTCAAATCCATATCGTTTGGCGACGGGTATGACCCGGAAACCCAACGCGAAATGGTTTCTGGCATGAACGTGGTTGAACAAAAATGTCGTGGTTGCGATTGTATTTATAAGTTTTTGTTCCAAAAATAATGGTATAATAGAACATAACCGGTATCGGCGCACATTATCAGCCATTATTCACGGAAGGGGGTGTTATGTGTGAGCAAGAAACGCAATCGCAAACGGAAACCACACGTTGATTACAACCGCAAGGATTTCCACCATTTGTTATTTCAAGGTAGGCATTGGAAACAAGGGTATGCGAAATTGTTAAGGCAACACCCATATATGGGGAAATACATACCACAAGCAACATTACACCGCGAAATACACGCCAAAATACACGACGTTCCAACCCCGAACGGTGCGGAGTGCCGTATGGCATACAATGAAATTGTCCGATTGGAAAAAATCGGCGCGATTGACATTGTCAACGATTCCGTGGAAAAACGCTTGGATTTGTTGATTTCATTATGGGACGGAAAATGCCCGGCAACAGTATCAGTGTTGAAATGGCAACGCGACGTAGTCGCAAAGTTTTATGCGGGTGGTCAATGACCGCCCGTTTTCTTATTCCCACCCCCGTTGCGATAAGAATTAGACACAACATTGCGTTTGTGCTATAATTGTAATCAAAGGAAAAAACATTATGAACGATTACGACGACAATGAAAATCAAAATCGCGAAACCGGG